GTGGTATCCCCCCGCTTTTGATTGGCACTCCCCATTCGAGAGTGCTAATTTATCACCAGCACGAGTTTACATAATTTGACACTTTGAAAACAGCATCGAAAAATCATACGAAAACTCGAACATATGTACGAAAACTCGAACAAATATGACAAAACTCGAACATATGTATAAAAAATCGAACATATGCTCTAATAGAACAAACGTATGCAAATAGTTGTAATGAATTAATGTAAAAACTTCAACAAAACTAGTTGACTTTTTACATCATTTATGATATACTATTGACAAATAGATGGGAGGAGTGCACACAATGAAATTTGATAGAGCACAATTAGAGGTTATAATGGGATGTTTATTAACTAGAGGAATCGAGTTAATGGAGTATCTTAAAAAATTAGACAAAGAGATAAACGAGGTATCAACACTACATGAAAAAGAGGAACTAATTAAAACATATAAAACATTAAAAAATGAGTTAAATAAGGTCTTAACTATAATTAACAAGATTAATCTTTAAAGATTACATCTTTTCTTAATCTAGCCAAAGCCAGTTGCAAGCCTGGATAAATAGAGAGCAAGAAAAGAGGGTTAAAATGGAAGATAATAAAAGAAGTAGAATATTAGACTACTTAATAAGAAATGTAAATGTTATTGGTGAGTTAGTTCAGGAGTGTAACTCATGGAATAGTTCATTAGAGGATTATTGGTATTACGAGAATGGAGAAGAGTTCTTTAATACATATTTTTATGATAAACCACAGGAAGTAGCAAGAGCGGTTTGTTATGGTAAATATAACTATATGGATGATTATGTTAAATTCAATGCATATGGTAACCTAGAAAGTTGTAGTGAATGGGAATATGAATGTGAATTACAAAACAATGTAGAAGAAATACTTGATGTATGGTATGAACTTTACTTACACGATGATATCAATTGTTATGATTCAGGATTAAAAGAACTATTAGAGGATTAACCTCTTTTAGTTCTTAATGATTGGAGTTGATAAAATGAATAAAAGAACATTAAAAACATATTTAAATTCAAGCAATAAAGAGTTATTGATGGGAAATTGCTTCAAGTATGGTAACTCATACCTGGTAAGTGATTCTTATTCAATAATTCAATTAAATGATAGTTATGATTTAAACATTAATGATAATCAATTATTACCAACTTTTATTGATGATTTTAAATGGAATTACGAGAAGCAATATGACCTAGTTATTAATTATGAATTAGATAATCAATCAATCGTAAACGATGATAAGGGTAATTCTATCTTTGGTGTAAATATTAAAATGGTTAAAAGAATTAAATCCATAATTAATTTTAATGAAGCATCAGTATTAAGGAAATTTAGTTATAATGATTATAATTATATAATCAAATTAGAAAATACTAACACAAACGAGGTAGCATATTTACTACCTACACGAGAATATTAGGAGATGCTTAAAATGAGAAACTTAAACATTATTGACATATTACAAGGCATAGCACAAGGATCAATCAAAAATGATACACTTTTCATCGATGAATTATTAGACAATAGAATCATCGTAAGAAATAACGATTTATTTTTCTTACATGAAGACAATGAAGAAGTGAAAGTCCAGGTGTATCAAGTCATAAACCTAATTGAAGATAACATACGATTTGATGAGTATTAGGAGGTATTATGGAAGAATTTTACGATGTTTATAGTCCACTCTATATCATGTTCGAATATAACATTGGTATGGAGTTACTTGACTATTTAAAGAAATACAAAAACAAAACAATAAGACTTTCCAGGTTAAAAGAGATATTTAAAGACCACAATGAAGATTTTACACAATTTAAATATCACTTGCTGGAAGAAAAAGACAAAACTGGAATATATGATGTAATTACTCTTGATGAGTGTTACATAGGTTTTTCTTATAGATTAATGAATAAAAAGAGAATCAAGATAACTGGATTTTATAGAGATAAATAGGAGATTTAATTATGACTAAAATGAGTTTACAAGAGCAACAAATGTTTGATGCAAATATCAAATTACAGGATGAATTACGAGCAACAAAGGATGATGTTAAAGTCCTTATAAGTTACATATTAGGAGTAAGCAAAGATAAATACCTGGTAAAGAGTGTTATAAAGAAATATAGATCACTTATACCATCACAAGAGGGTAGACATGATTAGGAGGGTTAAAATGGATGAATTAAGTAAAATGTTAATGGATTCAGCACATTTAGTACATGAAAGTATAATGAATCCATCAAAAAGAACAATGGAAGAGACAAAAATCATTATTGCTGGTGCAAATACACTAGCACAAACAGGAAAAACTTACATTCAAAATGAACTTTTGAAAAAAGGATTACATTCATCAAAAACGAATGTATCACAAACAATCCATAAATTATCATATGAAGATTAGTATATGGAAAGATAGACCTGGTAGAACCAGGATAATGGTTTTATATGGTGATGGAAGACATGAGGATGCTAGGAGGTATTATTATAAAAAATACCATCCAAATGAAGATATAAAGGGTTATAGGATATTACAACTAGATATGAACCCTTTTAACTTCAAAAAGAGTAACCTGGTTAAATTAACACCTAGAGTCATGAATTGTCTATTAAATAACCATTTATTATCAAATGATGTAAAACTAAACAAATTAGCAATAAAAACACTAGAATTAGAGTTATTAACAAGATAAGGAGTGATATTAAGTGAATGAAGAAGAAATACATAAAGCATTAGAAATAATTAAGCAACCTATAACAGTTAATTGTGTTGATTATCATTATTTTGACTATGAAAACTATGATAAATTAACTCAGGTTTATGAGAATTGTTTATGGTTTATAAGAAACTTTGAACAAATAAATACAACAGTAGAAAGAGTACAACAACAAAACCACCAACTAAAAGATAGAATTGAAAAAGCAATAAAATACATAGATGCAATTTGTTTAGAGAAAGATGGATATGTTGGATATGGTGATGGTATAGAACCCGAAGATTTAATACAAATACTAAAAGGAGAAGAAAATGATTAAATTCAAGAAAATAAAGGTTAGTGAACCAAAACATATAACCGATGAGAAAGAGATATGGTATTGTAACGAAGTTTTACCTTTAAAATGTAAAATATGTGATTTAGAGGGTAAATTAACTCATATTCATCATGAAATAACCGAATATTGCAGCCATGCCAAATGTAAGGAACATTGTCATGAGCAGGAGTGTTTATTATATAGAATCGAACAAATAATCGAGACAAAATAAAAGAACCTAAATAGGTCCTTTTTTTATTTTTACCAAACAAGTAAGAATAACTCAGCTATTCTTCTATCATTAATGATTCTTTGTTCAACATTAGTAATTAAGTCTCTATAAGCACCAATTAATGATTGGAAAGACACTTGACCATAGTTACCTTTGATGGTTTCTAGGTATTTCTCTATATCTTTACGAGTAACATCATTTTTATTGTTACCAGTAACAGTTGAAGTACCACTTGATGTGCTATCACCACTAGTTGTTCCATTAGTTGAATTATCATCATGATTCCATTTAACTTCATCAGCATATGGAACATTATCGATTTCTTTAGCTGGTATATCTAAAACACCTTGAGGAGTTTTAGCACTAACACTCTTATTATGGTTATATATTTCACCAGTTTGAGTTGATTCATCGTGTGCCTCTCCAGTTGTTCTACCCTCACTAGAAGACTCACCAGTAGCATTTTCAGTTCCATCCCTAGTTAATTCATGTTCACGAGTATAATCAACGTTATAACGAATATCATAATCTTGATCTACTGAGAAGAATAGTTGATTATAGTAAGGCATAATCTCATTAAGTGCAATTTCTAATTCATCCAGGAATCTTCCTATTGTTTCAAATCCAATTTGTCTATATTTATAATAGTTAAGGATTTTTTGATTTAATTCCTCACGAGTAGGAATTACTGATGGAGTATACTCATGAACTATTTTACTTTCATACATTGGATATGTACTCATAGCTTTATCAATTAATGGTTTTATTTCATCATTATCAAGTAAAGTTTTTAAGTAAACTGTGCAAGGAGCATTAAACATTTGTATCATCTCCCATCATACCCTCTAATTCTTCATAAATTAGCTCAGGATCGTTTCTAAGTTCAACCTTGATATTTGTACCAAATAACTTATTAATTTGCTCACAGGCCCATTCTCGGCTTTTTAGCATCACTTGAACACTCATTTTAATTTGTTCATTGTTAGCTTGAACCTCATCATCAACTAATCTTTCTCTTTTATCCATATTTGCATTATTAATTCCTAAGAAAGTCATTACTTCATTCCAAATATGATGTTTTTGGATTTGTAACTTATCAAATACGATAGGAGCATCAGTTTTAAGAACTTCAAAGTTTTCAGTATCAAGAGTTTTATCACCAAAGATTATAGGTTCATTACCATTCCACTTTTTATAAACTTGCATTAAAGATAATTTTTGTTTATCACTACACTTGATTAATACCGGTGTTCTTTGAGCATGAACATTAATATCAATCGTACGAGTTATATCAGCAAGTCTTTTAGCATAAAGTTGAATAGTAATTGAAGTAGGTATCATTTCATCGTTATTACGAATTAAGACACATTCAACATTATTTTCATAGTCTTTATGATCACCATCATAGTTAGTACCAAATGGTCTTAATGTTGTTGGTTCATCATAATAATTGATTCCTCCAGTACCTGGAGTACATTTTGCAATCATAAATCCTAACATAGGGTCTTTAAAGAACATACATTTACCCTCAGTGAAAAGGTATCTTTCAATCCATTTTTCATCAATTCCATTAGGTAAGTTACTCCACTTAAATATACTTCTAGCAAGTAACATCAAACGATAGAAATAATCAGTAAATGTAAGATTATTTATATCTTTACTAATAGAATCCATATTTATAATTTGACTAAATTCATTATTCATATAATCCCTCCTTAAATAATATTATTTGTTGGACCATAATTTTGAATATCACTAGGATTTTTCCAAAAAGTGATTCCATTATTATAACAATCCTTAATTTTTTGCATATCCTTAGTAGGAATAGCACCATCTATATTTACATCAATAGTTTTAGTGTACCAATATCTAGCACGATGATTTTTATTAGGTGTTTTAACCATATTTACTTTATATCCAAACATATCAAAGTATTTATCAATTATTCTTGCATATTCTTGCTTAATACTCATTGTGTATGCTGTAAATGTGTTGTTGTTTGTTGCATATTTAATACTACCATTGTTAGTTGCACCTTGTGCTTGAACAGGAACCAAACTATGTTTATAAACTTCTCCTAATGTACTAGCAATACCAGTAACACCACTAACAGTCATTCCAGCACCCATTAATCCAGCACCTGGAACAGCAACAGCAGTAGCAACACCAGTAGCAGTACCAATCATATTTGTTAAAATATTTGTTGCAATATTTACACCATTTTGTGTCAACCAGTTAGTATAAGCATCACTACTCCATCCACATATAGGATATTTACCAGCTGATAATGATTCACTAAAGTTTATCCCATCTCCAACATGACTATAACCGTTATAGTAATGTGGTGCTAAGATAATATCCATTGATGGAGTAATTGAACCACATATCTCAAATTCACAAATAGATACATCATTCCAATGGTTAAATAATTCAAATTTATATATTGCTTGTGAACCATTATTGTTATCCATCATTAAATATGTATAAGGATAAGTAAATAATTTATTATTTCTAGGTGTATATCCATCTATTAAAGTTGGTTTTTTAATTGAATCATCATAATCACTCCACATGAACGATGTTTGAGTATATGTATCAGGTAACATTTCATTATCATATTTATATGTATCATCAGGGAATCTTATAAATTCTCTAGGACATAAGAACATAAATTGTATTGCATCATTATATCCCTCATCAGCAAATGCTGTTAATACATCTTTTAACTGTTTATCTTTACCTATCTCAAAGCAAAAATACTTATAACCAGTAGGAACACCACCATAAACACCACCATATTTATGATTACCTCCAGCTGATTCAAATGTTCCATCTTCTTTATACTCTAAATATGTATCAATAGTAGATGCAACTATGATTACACAATCATTTAATACACCTAACCTATTTGTTTTATTAGTGATATAATCACCTGTTTCAAGTTTTTCAGGGACAGTATGTAATCCAACTGTGTCATCACTTACATGTTCTCTTTCAACAAATGATTCTTTAACAGTTATATCAAACATCCATGTTTGCATATAATCGGTTTCTATATGTATATCAGTTCTACCATCATCAATATATACAACATCAGTAACAAAGGCATAGAACCATTTATTAGAGTATGCTGTGTTTTGATACATTACATAGTTCACATTTTGAAGATTATCAAAGTGATCAGGTATTCTAATTAAGTTATCTTTTCTTTGATATGAAAAGTCTTCATAACTCTTAATTATTTTTGATTTAAAATAACTTTCTTGAGCTTCTTTACTTGCAAAATATAAAGTATGTTTATAGTCATTTTCCAAAGGTGCATTTAATATATACACCTTTGAAATATTAACATTTGCCATAGATTACACCCCATTGAACCATACTAGAGAATATTCGTTAATACCATTTCTACTTGATAGAAGATATACTTTACCAGCAAGATATTGTCTTACACCTGTATTATTTGTGTAAGTATCAGCATTGTTTAGAACATCGTTTGATTCAGGATGTTTTAATACGGTTACTGATTTACCAACATCCAAAGTTACTAATAAATCATAAGAGTTAGAATTATTATCTTTTGGAAGAATAATTGTTACATCGTTAGCACTATAAGTTCTATAAGAATCATTTAACCCATCTAATAAAACCTGATTGTTAGAATTTGGTGCAACAAATTTTGGAGTGTGAGAATGTTTGAACGATACACTTGCCTCATTCATAACAAATGAATCTCTATCAACTAAATTACTAAATTCAAATCCAGGTTTTACTTTAGTAATACCATCTCCAATGTAATTATCTTCTAAAATAACTTTAGCTTTAGTACCACTAACACCATCTAAGATTGCATAAGTATCTAAATTATATTTAGTAAATGAACAATGTTTGATAACAACAAGAGTATCTTCTAGTCCATGTATTTTAATAGCACCTGGTTCATCATTTACATTTTGTTCATTTTTGAAGAAAGAACAATCATTTATAGATATTTTATAAGGTGCACTATTACCAACACGACTATCAATATCTTTTTTATTTCTTTCAAAGTAACAGTTAGCAAATTCAACATCACCTAAGTTTGTTTTAATAATACCGATGTTATTAAGTTCAAATTGAGAATCTTTAATACTAACAGTTCTACCACTTCCAATGAAAGCACCGTTATCACAGTATGTTGCTCTTAATTTAGATATAGAACAATTATTAAATTCTCCATTTGCTGATAACCCATAATTACATGATTGCACTGATACATTATCTAAATCAACACACCATGAGTTAATACCACAATCGATTGCATAATCAAATCCTTTAATAATAAGGTTTTTATATCTTGTATATGGACTAGATATACCATTTATTGCTTTAGCTGTATTAGGTGCACCAACTTGTTCAATTTCAAATGAATGTATTAAACTCATGTTTTCAATATCTATATGTGAGTTACCTTGTATATCAATTAAGTTACCATCTTTTAGATCATATTTTAAGATTGTGTCATTCATTGAAATACCAGTTAATTTTTGCTGAGTATTAACTCTAATTGGTTCACAAATTCTATATGTTCCATCAGGTATAAAAATTGTTTTATCAGGGTTTTCATCAATAGTTAATTGAATTGCTCTTGAATCATCAGTAACACCATCACCCTTAGCACCATACTCTTTAACATTTATAAACATTGATTTTAAAATACCTAGACTATAAATAACAGTATCAGTAATAATTTGATCAAGTTCACCTGTTGCTAGCATTGTATCAAGTAAGTTTCTAATCTCACCTGATAAATTTTCTTTAATATAAACACAAGTATCAGCTATTTTAGAGTCTTGAAGAAGAAGTCTAGCTGTCGTAGACTTCATTAACTCTTCTACTTCTCTTCTTAATTGTCTTATTAAAACTTCGATTTCATTTGATGATGTATCTAAGTTGCATGTATTACATAAATTACTCATAAATTACCTCCTATTCATTTACTGTACTTTCACCTTTTAACATTTTAATTTCATTCATGATACCTATAATACATTTAACAGTTATTAAAAGTGGAGTTGAAGCGCTAACAGTATAATTATTAGGTATTCCAACATCAGTTAAAGCACCATCTAATTGAATAATAACTCTACCATTAACATCTCGACCTGTTTCATATATTTTCGTATGAAATTTATATGGTTCCGTATAAGTATTTGTGGTAAACACATTTTGCATATTATCATCAGGATTTGAAGTGAAATAATGTGCAACACTCATACACATTACATGTGTTGTTCTTGCAGTTATAAAATTTTCTAAATAATCAGTTGACCATATTATTGCTCTCATACTATCAACAGGATTATTAACTATAAAAGTATGTTCAACAGCAGTAGTAGTTAAACCATTAAATGCTTGTTCAAGATTAGATCGACTTTCATCAACCTCATTAATAGCATTAACTAAATTATCTTTAGCAGTAGTTGTTAAAGTTGATAAATCACCGATTGATTCACTACTTCCACCACTTACAACACTTTCTTTAACAATTTGGAATGTTACGGTATTAATTTTAGTTGTGTAATTAATAGTGATTTCCATAACTAAATTTGAGTCATCACTATTATTTTTTAAAGTATTAACACTTCTATAAATTAGGTCATCCCCATCAACACTTCTAAGTCCAAAAATACCTGTAAATGATTTAGCTTTCATTATAAACATAGGTTCATTTGGATACTGATAATAGATTTTTTGATTTCTTTTTTCAATAAGAGGGTTAAAAATAGTTTTATTACTAGATCTATCTACTATTGGTTCACTTTCTTGATGATAATCATTAAATTCGAATTGGGTATGCTCAATATAAACAAGATTATTTTTACTAAATTCTAATTCATAAGTAGTTCCATCTCGTCTTCCAAATCCATAACTTGTTGAACCATCGTTATATGATTGTTTACTCATGTTTAAAGTAATACTATTTAATTTACCGCCTGAAGTTGTAAAAGTTTCACCATTAGATAAAACATTTATATACATTAGCTCATACGTATAATTTGAAAATGGAGTTGTTTCTATTTTATCAAATACACCTACATAAGTTTTATTAGCTGAATCAGTAAATACAACAATAGGTTTTACATCGTGAGTATTTATATAAGTCTTAATTAACTCGTATACCTCTCCATTTCCACTACTATAACTAGCAACATTTAATAAATCAAAAGGTAGTGTAAATTTAAATACACCATTTTCTTCTAAAATTCCATCAAATTTACCTGTTAGTTCGTTAATTCTATTTTCAGTATTAGTTGATAATTTGTTAAAATCATCACTTAATTCTTCAATACTTCTTCTAGCATCAGCATCTTTAACTTTATAACCATTTAAATGACAAAAACATTTTTCATTTTCCATTTATTACACCTCCCCTTGAGTAATTCTTATTTCTAGTTCCTCAGTTTCTTCATTGTGAACTATTTCTATTTTTTGATTTTCAAGTGTTGTTAATCTTGATTCAAATTCACTCCATATATTTAATAGGTCTTCATTTAACTCACCACTAGCAACAATATCTTTAATTGTGCTGACAATATTAGTTTTAAGATATGCTTCTAAATCATCAGTTTTCATATCGATAGATTTAATATAATTTTCCATTGTTTGGATTATTTTTTGTTTGAAACATTCTTGATCTTCTTTAGTTGCATCAGTAAATTCTTTAATATAACTATTTACTTCATCAACAAATTTATTATAATCCTCGATAAGTTCTTGCATTTTAGCATATACTCTTCCAGTTTGTTCGATAGCACTAACACTTTCACTATCGTAAAAAGCTGGGTTTTTATTTGTTATTACCCAATGAGGTAATAGTCTTATCATATTTTTTCCTCCTTTTTAAATAATTAAAAGGTGGGTGGATTACTCCACTTCCACCTTTTTAGTTTTTACTTTCTTAATAAGTTTTTTGTTAATCTCTTTTTCTTTATCTTTAATTTCTTCAGCTCTTTTTTCAGTAAAAATTACTATATCTCCAGCTTTATGAAGAAGAGATGGATTATATTTATCAATAAAGTCATTCAAGATTTCGTATTTCATTAAGCACTTTCTCCAACTTTAAATGCAACAGCATTAACTAGAATTGAGTATGCTAATGTTTGCCATACATTTAAGTAGTAGTTAGTGTATAATCCTTTTCCATTATAGAATGATGTTAATGTGAATAAATCATCATATACTTGGAAGAATGCTTCATCCACTAATACAGCACGAACATCTTTATCAGGGAATGTGTCAATTACTATTTTTCTAGTATCATTGAACTCAGCAACACTCATGTTGAAAGTAGATGCTAATACATCAACAGCAACACTTGTATTTGTTGGAGCATCAATTATTAACACTTGTTCACTCTTTCTTGAGAAAGTAGTTATACCTTTAGTGTCAGTTGATTGAGCTGTTAAGTACCCATTGTATTCAGTTGATGGGAATACCATTAATTCACTAATAGTTTTAACTGTTTTAATGAACTCTTGACCATTTTCTTTTGATACAAGTGGATCAACAATAGTAACTGTTTTCATTGCATTTTTAGTTAAAGCGCTATTAATTAATTCTTTAACATTCATAAATTCATCAAGTTCAGCACTATTGTATAGTGTGTTGATGATGTTTGTGATGTAACTATTTAATGCATCATATGAAATGAATGCTTTAGATAATTGTTCACGAGAAACAGTTATTGGATATTGCATTTTATAATTCATTCTATGGTAAACAGTTTTTGTATCAGGTAAACTTCTTTTTAAAAGTTCAGCACCAGTTTGATCAAATACTGTACCTTTGATGAAATTATTGTAAATTTCCTCAATAGTATCTCCTAATGGTTTAGTTCCTTTCTTCAATCCTTTTAATGGGTTTGAGAATAATTTTGTGTGTACTACACTTTTAACTAACTTATTTAAAAGTGTTTCCATAAATTCGTTTGCAACTTGGATATTATCACTATCAATCATAGCATAACGGATAGTTTCTAAATTATCACGAGTAGCAACTGGAATTCTATCTTGATAAGTAGCACTAGCATTGTCTCTTATCGTATTTAAAATTTCAGTAAGATTCATTACTTAATCCCTCCTTTTTCATCGAACAAATCCTCGAATTTTCTTTTATCTTCAACAGGGTTGTTTACAATCCCTGTGGAATTCTTATTAATTTCTTCAGGTGATTTTTGTTCACCTAGTCTAGTGAAAAGTTTCATGTTTGCTTCTCTTAACTTTTCGTTATCAGCAAGGTATTTTTCATTGTTAGTTGTTAGAAGTTCATTATTATCATAAATAAGTGATACTTCATCACTAACCTCAGCAAGTAAAGTTCTTCTTTCAACTTCATCCTCACATGTTCCTATTGTCTTGATTTTCTCAAGAAATGTATTTTTATCCATAGATTCTATTCCTCCTATTTCTATTGAATAACAAAAAATTAAACCCTTTTCTTTTCTTTGATGTATTGGATGGTGGAACGGGTGTCGCTCCTCCTAAGAACGAGTACCAATAATTAGCATAAGTTAATCGTTCTTGTAATCGTTCTACACCAGCTCTTTCATAGTTCTTTAAGAAAGCAACAGTTAAATAATCAACTGATTTTGTTGATTTTGTATATTCACTAAATGATTCAGGATAATCATCAGTAGAGTAGTATTGCAACCCATTCTCCAACTCGTAAATTATCCTATCAAGTTGATTGTCAATCTCACTTGCATCACCCACTCTTAACCAATCAGTATAATTTGTGTATGGTGTCCATTGAACAAGTCCATATCCTGGACCAGCTTTAACATTATGTCCCTCCCAACATCCAGGGTTAAGAGTTGACTCAGCTTCCATGTTACCTAGAGTTGCACATATCGAATTATATGACCATCCTTTATCACTTAAATAGTTATAAATGTAACGAGCATTAATCGTTCTTTGCTCGTTCGATAGATAACTACTAGAATTATAGTCGTTACCAAAGTATTGACCAAATCTTCCTAATCTTAAACTTAAACCCATAACTACTTCTTCCCAAAAATACTTAAAAACTTCTTTAATAATTCAATTAATGTATTAATTGCATGTAATAAAGGATTGTTTTTAACATTATCTTCAAAGTATTCTTCGTTATAGTCCTGTTTTTCTTCATTTTGTCCACTCGTAACCGGACTTTTTTCATATGGAGTAACATTAATTTCACTAACCCAACCTAAATCATCAATGTGATATGGTTTAGTTGTATTGTAATCATTGTTTGTTATGGTAATAATACCAACATGGTTAAATAACTCTTTACCTTTTCCATTACCTTTAGAATCACGATAAAGACTACCATTAACTAAAACTTTATCACCCTTTTTATATTTAAGAGTAATAGGTTCTTCATCAATAACTTCCTCAGTATAGTTAAGGTTTGGTGATTTAAACCAATGAGTCCATGTATCTCTTTTGTATCCTCTATGATTTCCTTTAAAGTAAGTCTTATAGATTTTAGAGTTCTTACCATCAAATTTAGCAGCTGTACTTTCAATAACCTCACCATTACCAATATAAATACCCATGTGTCCTTTCATATAAACTAATACTCCAGGTATCTCAGGTATTGATGATATTGGACCTTTTTCTTTTGCCTCAGCAATTAAACCCTCACAATTCAAATCTTTTTGAGTTTTGTTATAGTAACTAGCATTTTTAGTATGGTAATCATGCCACATAAAACATTTGAATAATCCGCAACAGTCAAATTGACGATATTCTCCATCGTATCTTCCTATACCACCATTTTTATAGTAGTTAGGGTTATTCATTTGAACTTTTGCCCACTTTACTAAGTCTTTTGGTGATTTATAATCATAACTCATTACTATCACCCTTTCTTGTTTCTTAATTGTTCAAGTCTATCTTTTAAAATTTGAGGTACTAAAATATTCATTTCTCCTAAATTTTCAAGTATTGATACACCCTCATTACCAATCATTAGGTAAACAACACAGTTTCTAAGGAATCCTGTATCACCTGTAAGATGATCTACAACACTTCCAACAGCAACCATACATAACATTCCTAACTTCTTTAAGATTCCAATAATTCCAATCTTAGAGTTAATTTCTTTGTTCTTATATGCTTTCATTAGTCCTGTTATATAATCTAATACAATAAATATAAGTAGAGAGATTAAAGCGGTATCTAATCCACCAAAACAGTAAACTAATATCATTGTTGAGGTACTAACAACCCATTTTAAAAATGCACTCATCGTTATTCTCCTTTCTACTTAACATTATTCAAATATAATATCTCAAAAAATTAAAAAATAGTCAACATTTTTATTGACTATTCTAAAAATTTATGATATTAATTCATACTTTATATGTATTTTATTAGGTTTTATATCTAGTGAAATGAGTTTTATTTTACCTTTATACTTATTTATCCATTTAAAATAATGAGCATTACTTCTAAAATTTTTAGTTTTTATTATTTTAATATAACATCAACTCCTATGAAAGTGTCATTTGAATAACTTCATATGTGATATTCTTCACATTAATACTTTCAAATCTAACTTTTGCCATTTTGTATGCTTCTAAAAACATTTTAAAATGACCATGTTTACCTCTTGCTTTTAAGAATAACGTATTAGGTGAGTGGTCTTTTAAAGTTAATGAATATACTAAAGGGTAGCTAGGATCAATATCACTTGATACATACATTAATCCATCAGTAAAATCCGCCCATACACCAAATTTTTGATTCTTATAAATAAAGGTAAAGTAATATTTTGCTTTTCCTGTTTTCTTTTCAATAAAGGTATCATCATCGAGTAAGAATTTATTCTCGATTGAGTATTCAGCATACTTAGTTCCCTCTACTAATTGACCAAATTCAGTATTTCTTTTTGTATCAATGAACTTTTCATTACGAACATCCTCAACAAGTATTGGTCTAGTTGGATGTTTCCAAATGTACTTTCCATTCTTGTCTTGTTTAGTAGGCATCTTTAAGTTCCAAAACAAGAAGTAAGGATTAGTTATTGATATAGCATTTGCAAGCATAAATAGAATAACTCTAGGATGCCCTGTACCTGGTCTAGCAACAGTTTCATATAAGTTAAGTAGTTTTAATGGTTCATCAGCTAAATAATGTTGATTACCCTTTTCAAGTAGAAATTCATCAAATATTAAAGTAGTTATTTTAGGGTATGAAATAGATTTTTTATTGTTTGCTGTTGACAGGGTAAACCCATACCCAGCAACATCTTCTTCACTCCATTTTTGCTTTTTATCATTAGTCTTTAACCTAATATAAAACTTATCTCCATTAACCATCATTTCATAATCAGGATATTTGTATCTTATATCTTCAAAGAATTGTTCCATCGGTCTTTTCAAATCTTCTCTATATCTACGAATATATCCAAATTGTTCTTTTTTCTTGATAAAATTATCAATACCCCATTCTTTTGCACCAAATGATTTACCTCCACCACGGTTACCAACAATAATATTGATTAACACATTGTGAGTTAAGGTTCTTCGAGGATCCCAAAACATTGAAGTATCTATATTGTTATTCATATTTTCACCTCATTTTATTAGAAAATAGAAAAGAGACAACATCATTTTAATTAGTAGGTAACCAACCCAATGAAATTAAGGTGGCTCTTCACCATTGGTCCTTAACTTCTCCTAATTATGAAAAATGAATGTTATCTCCATATAACTTATTTTATATCTATTTTATGGTAAAGTCAATATCAGCAAGTATTACTCCACCTTTAACTCTTTTCGGTTGCTTTTTACCTTTATAGTATGCTCCTATATTAAAGTTATCAAAATTAACATATGGATAGCATCCTCTAGGCATACCAGCAACAGTAATTTTTAATTCATAATCAGGATTAGGATTATCTATATCCTCAGTTGAATTTTCAATATAACATTTTTGTCGTAAAAACCTAGCTTTGTTAAATTTACTTTCAAATTTCCAGGCACCTAATCTTGTATCATCAATATCTAAATTAGGTAAATCAAAGTTTGGTGAATAACAATGTAAGGAATCAGTATCAGCATATACGAATTGTATCTTACTTTTACCGCTATTATAATCATCCATTATCTTTTGAGCACTGGAGATGGTCTTAAGTCTTGCATAACTAGTTATAAAACTTGCCATAGCGACATAAAGTCCATCTCGTTCTTCTACTTCACCATCTTTAAAGTGAATAATATCATCATCACCTAGATAAGGAATCTTACTCTTAACCTTAGTATCAGTTCCAAATTTACCATAAAGTGAGTTAAGAAATAACTTACTAATTAAATATAGACCATGATTACCCTCTAGCTTTGCCTGTATTTTGTTATTACTCCACTTCTCGATATATTCCTTAAAAAGTCCTTTAGTGCTCTTAAACTTCCATCCTGAGAGAAATTCGGGGTTATATACATCATAGTGTTCAAAGAATAGTTTTAAATCTACACTATTTAAGCATAAAACTACAACTTCATTTCCACTACTTGTTAAATATTCATTAGGAACAAATCCATATCCACCCTTTTTAATTTGAATCATTGGTATTTTTCCTTTTTTAAGTTCAAATTGACATCTAATCATTTGAGTATATAAAGGATATATTGGGTCCTGTTTATATTCACCCTCAAAGTAAATAGGTGTTCCAAATGGAAGATCACACTCATACATTACACTTGGATATAAACTATTTACATCAAATACAACACCATTACCTATTGTTTTACCAGCAAATTTAGGATTTAAGTAGGTAAATCCACCTCGATAACTTTGTCTTACATCTTTATCATATTTCGGAGTTGGATAATACCTTTTAAAATTCCTCTTTTTAATTAGTTTTCTATACTCTTCCAATGCACAAGAACCGATAGTCATTCTATCCAGTCCTTGTTCATAGAAGTATTCAACGGCATATGCAACTATTTGAACATCATTTTTGATGTAATCCTCCTCTTCTTTTGAAAGAGGAGAACCAGGTGGTAAATTGTTATGTGCATCATAATCTATTTCAAGTTTGCTTATCGGTAATTTAAAGCTCTTGGCAATAGCATTAACCGATAGAGGTATTAACTTAAGTGAGTCTTGAAATACTACTTTATTAACTTTTTTACCTTTCTTTACAAAGATAACCTCAATTTGATAATACATTCCTTTATCACTAATTAAAGTGTTAAAAGTTAAAGTTGCTTTATCATTAGGGTTAGTTGTATGGGTAAAACCATTTTTAAATAACCAGGTCATTATGAATTGACCATCGAATTTTAAATTATGAAAAAATACAGTGGGATTTTCTTTTAAATCCCTACACCATTTCATAAAATCATCAAGAGTAGTTCCTATTATGACATTATCTTTATTACCCACTTCACATATGGCATATGCCCATACTCTACAATCGTTTGGATTAGTAGTTGTTTCAAAGTCAGCAACATAAGTTTTCATACTGTTTACCCCTTAAGTTTCTTTACTTTTTGACTAAATTTACTCCATTGTGCTTTAATACCACTTAAATAATTACCGTATTGTTCCTCATCAGGTGGGTAACTAAATTCAAAAGTTCCACCCTCTTCTTGGAATGTTTGGATGAAATCTCCTATATCCATCTTTTCAATGGTATCAATTACATCTTTTATATCTTGCTCACGATAATTCTCTTTTAAACTTTTAATGTAATTATCCCTTAATTGGAAATCTCTTTTAGTGTAATAATCACTTTGAGATTCAGCTAGTATCGTTTTCCATTTCCATTTCAAGTCTTTTTGAGACATGTGTCTTGTGAATGCTCTTAATGGTAAAAACGATAGTTCCATTTGTCTTCCCATCCCTAATTGTCCTCTTGTATATCCTAATGACTCACCACGAGATTTCATTTCCATTTCTTGCATCCCTTTTAATCTTTCTTGTCTTTTACGATTAATAACAGCAAGTCTTCTTGACATCTCGTTCTTTTGCCATTTAGTTGTTTTTAGGTTATACTCAGTATCAGGAATAATTAAAATTTCCTCACTACCACGCTTGGAAAATCTTTTTAAACTATTTAATTCCCTTTTTAAATCTTGTCTTGTATTGATTAATTCTTTTAATTGCCTTACCGTTACTTTGTCGGGTAAGGCATTTTTCATTTCAGGATTCTTCTTTGATAGTCGGTTAATTTTAGAGTTGAAATTTCTTACAACTCTTTCTAATTCCTTTGAATCAGCATCGTTCCATCTAATTTTATGGTATTTAGACATTTGAACTCTTCTCTACTATTTTTTATTAAGAATCCTCTTTTTTCTATCTTTTGATATAGTTTTATATCACATAATTTATTATTAATAATTGAAAACCCAAATCTTTTAGTTAATGATTCGTTAATTGCATCTCTATTTGCTCCTAGTCTATCAAGAAAGTTATCCTTATAATATTGACTAGAAAAGTGAAATACTAACTCTTCATCCTTGTAAGTAATTTCTTGAGTGTATGGTGATACACTTAAATCATAAGCAACACCACCACGAGTTAAGTGTTTCTTTTCCATATCTACACCTCTTAATCTTCTTTGTAATATGCTCTAATATATGGTTGTTTTTCGTTAGCTTCTTCATTATAGAATGCTATTAATTTTTCTTTATCCATTGTTGATCCTGTTAAGTATCTCTTTTCTCCTTTAGAGATTGCTTCCCAAAGGTCCGCAACTTCTTGTCCTTGATTTCCCTCAGCATCTACATTGTAAACTCTAATATCAGGTTCTTTTGGATTCTTTTTATTAGTGTTATAGAATGCAACAAAACGATTTTTCTTGTCATCGTTTCCTGATAGGTAATCTAAACCATTCTTACTAGTTTGTTTCCATAGTGCGAATGCTTCCTCTAATTTCTTTTTCTCTTCAGTTTTTGTTTTTACATTTCTCATATTATCCTCCTATATTATTAATGCTCTTTATTTGTTATATTCATTGTTAATTTGGCATGTATAGATAGAACTTTGGAGGTGCTTTCACTTCCTTTCAATTACCCTTAACAATGAATTGATAATGTATTATAAGCATCAAGAGAGACATGGTTTAGCATGTTGAATGTATGGAACATGCTAGAATAAATCAGGTTTAGGTTTGGTAATGTACACCAAATATGTGTAACATATGAAATTTTTACTAAATAATAAGAATAAGAATACATATTAGATTAAAATGAAAAAACATTTACCATATCCCTCTTGTTACCTACAATACATAATATCATTATTTTAATATAATGATAATAGAAAATATTATCATTTGAACCAAACATTTTACTTATTTGACTATTTGTGATAATGTTGTGTTCATAAGTTAATTCTACCATAGAGTGTAAAAAAGTCAATGTTTTTCGTGTAAAATTTGCAAGAAAGTTAGTTGACAATTTACTTTACATACTATTGTTCGAGTATTTTGAAAATATTATCGGAAGTTGTAAAAATATTATCGGAAGTTGAGGTGATCAAACATGAATGTCAAATTGTGTCAAATTGTGAGTGTCAAGTCGGTGTCAAGTGAGTGTCAAGTGAGTGTCAAGTCAAAAGCGGGGGGATACCAC